TTGCGAGAACGCTTTCTTAGTAGTTTACCAACACTTAGAACTCTTAAAGAACGAGTTGAAAGAGCTTCTGGAAAAGAGTATTTAAAAGGTTTAGACGGAAGAAAGATATATGTAAGACATAGACATGCTTCTTTAAATACTTTATTACAAGGTGGGGGAGCTATAGCAATGAAAAAAGCTATGTGTATCTTACAACAACTTATAACTTTAAATGCTCTTGATGCTAAATTTGTTGCGAATATACATGATGAATGGCAACTACAAGTTAAAGAATCACAAGCAGATTGTGTCGGTAGATTTGGAGTTAGAAGCATTGAAGAAGCTGGACAGCATTTTAATATGAGATGTCCTTTGACAGGAGAATATAAAATTGGAGGCAACTGGAGTGAAACACACTAAACATTGTGATAGTAGAAAAGGAGACATGGCAGAATATTATGCTGTCACTTGGTTATGGGATAATGGGTATGAAGTATTTAAAAATTGTGGTTGTACTGGATTAGCAGATTTAATAGCTAGAGATAGTAAAGGAGACTTAATGTTGATAGATGTAAAAACAGCACAACCTCAAACCCATAAAAATAAAAATAATAATTATACAAAGTGTACAGGAAGAACTCAACAACAAGTTGAAGCAGGAGTTCAATTACTTATGTTTGAACCTAATTGCAGAAAATTATATTTTGTAAAACACAGAGATAAAAATGAGTAAACACAAAGCAGAGTCAGGTCATTGGTATGATAAAGATGGAGAGCCTAGATATACTATAATAGGTGTTAACGGTAAAGAAAGAAATACTACTTTGAGAGATGCAAAGAAAGAAGGCTATGTACCTTCTGTAACATCTATATTAAATATAATAGCCAAACCTTCTTTAGAAAACTGGAAGATTACACAGGCATTAGAAGCATCTTTAAAATTAGATAGAGATGATATAGATTATATAAATAAATGTAAACATGCAGGTAGAGAAGTAGGAATGAAAGCTGCTAAACAAGGCACTAAAATACATGCTTTAATAGAAAAAGGATTTCTTGGTAAGTCTAAAAATAAAACATATAAAGTTATAAAAGATTTTTTAGATAATAAATTTCCTAACGAAGAATGGATAGCTGAAGATTCTTTTTGTTCTGATTTAGGTTATGGTGGAAAGATAGATTTATATTCTAAATCTGGTATCTTTGTAGACTTTAAAACTAAAGATAACTTAGAAGGTAAAGACCCAGATAGATTAGTTTATGATGAACATGGTATGCAACTGTCAGCTTACGC